GACATCTATGTATGGCGAGGACTGAAATGATAGGTAACAATATACCTGACACATCTAACTAAGGAGTGAATGATGCAAGGCAAACGAGTTTATCCTGAACATGAAAAAGGATTTGTTCTACAAGATGGAGAATACTGCAACCATAAAGGCATTTGGTGGGGTTGTACTCCCAACGGGCTTCTTGGCAACCTATCAAATCATGACGTTGTTGAGCATCCAGACGGAACAATAAGCGTATCACCTTCCATTCTGGTAACAGATGGGAAGGATGCAACAAAATGGCATGGATACCTAGAGTTTGGGGTTTGGCGCGAAGCCTAGATGTATCAGGTATATGGCTGCCAAATGATAGATTTTTACAAGCAGTGGCTGGACAATGAATATCATCAATGGGTAGAGGCTTTACAGATCTGCACTGTGGACAATTTCAAGGAGCATCCAATGGTACAGCGAATGTTAGGGGACTTTGAATGGCCAGAACAGTTCAAATCAAAACTGGAGCCTAAACTACAAGAACTACTGATTCAAATCGATGATGTTGGTAGAGAGAAAAAGGGCTTTATATCCGGAGTATGCTGGAGAATGATATACTACGCAAGGCAGGTTATGCAGCGTGAACCTCCCTCCATTGTTGAGATTGGGGGTGGTGCCGGGGAATTCTATGCCGTATTGCGTGCATTAGGCTATGAGGGTGAGTACTATATATACGATTTGTCTAGAGTGAAGGCTTTCCAATACAGTTATTTACGTACATTGGGATACAGGACAAAGCTGTATTTGAAACAGCATCGCTACTTTGATTTCTGTGTCAGTTTCTATGCTTTGGGAGAGTTCGATGATATACTGAAAAGTTCCTACATTGAGACAGTGCTGAACAAGTGTGAACATGGATTTGTACTGTGGAATCCTCACAGCGGTGCCAGTGCAGAGATACCGTTTCCATGTACAATGATTGATGAATATCCTTTGCTCGATCCGGGCAACAAACAACTGGAGTGGTAGATGATACTATCCATGTCTTCTTTGGGTACGCATGGTCGGCTGGGAAATCAACTGTTCCAGATAACTTCTTTACTGGGATTGGCTGAGAAATATAATGCTACCGCATCTTTTCCGCATTGGGAATATGAAGGCTACTTTGAAAACACTATTCCACATTCAGCTATGTCCAACAATACTGTACAGGAACGCTTCTTCCATCATTATGACTGGGAACTGACAGGTGATTCAGATCTGGTGGGTTATCTGCAGAGTGAGAAATATTTTGGCTCTCAGCGGCTGAAGCTGAAACAGGATTTTGTAGATGGCATCAAGAAAATACATCCCATCTTCGACCGTGAGACTATCTGTATTCAGATACGGCGTGGAGACTATGTTGGCAATCCCAACTACTATCAGCTGAAGATTGAATATTATATATGTGCCTTGCTTGAGAATTTCCCCAACTGGCGCGAGGCAAATATTCTTGTGCTCTCAGACGATCTTGAATACAGCAAGGTACATTTCAGTTGCCTGCCGAATGTACACTTTGGCACAGGTACAGATATAACCGATCTGGCTCTAGCCTCTTGCTGTGACCATTTCATTATCAGTAATTCCTCCTATGGCTGGTGGTGTGCTTATCTTGGAGAGAAACCACACAGCAAGATAATTCATTGTAGTCGGCTACATGCGGGCAAATTGAGTTCCAAGGGTAATGAAGATTACTATCCTGAACGCTGGACAAGGTTTCAGCGTAATGAATACAAGATACCTCTGAAGGATGTAACCTTTACCGTTCCTGTCTATTATGACCACCCGTCCCGGAAGGAAAATCTGGATCTATGTCTGTACATGCTACAAAGTTCTTTCCATTCCAACTACATTGTATGTGAGCAGGGTGGGGACAAATTTGAATATACTGGACAGTGGTCCAAATACATGAAAAATACTGAGGGCTTTTTCCACCGTACCAAGATGCTCAATGATATGTGTAACGTAGCAGATACTCCATACATTGCCAACTGGGATTGTGATGTGTTTGTTCCACCTATGCAATTGTTTATGGCAGTAGAAGCTCTACGTGCCGGCATAGACATGGTGTATCCCTATGATGGAGGTTTTGCCCGTATGCCCCGTGCTCAATGGTATCCTCAACTTCAAAAATTCTTTGACATCGGGGTTGTCAGGAATACTCCCTTCAAGGGTAGAGATCCAGCTGAGAACAGTGTTGGAGGTGCTGTGTTGTGGAACAAGGAGTCCTTCGTCGACTGTGGAATGGAGAATGAATACATGCTTTCCTTTGGTCCTGAGGACGGAGAGCGTCTGGATAGGGCTAAGAAACTGGGTTTCTCAGTGGGGCGTATAGGAGGTTCTCTATTCCATCTCAATCATCATGTGGGAGAGAACTCCAGTCCTAAGAATCGCTACTTCAACGCCAATGTACTGGAGCAGCAGAAGATACACAACATGACATCTGCCGAACTACGTGCCTATATAGATACCTGGCCATGGCATCATCCCTATACTGCCAGATATTATCGGGATATCAGCGAAGGCTCTATACGTTCTGCCAAAATTGTCATGGCAGAACTGGAACATATGGGAATATCTACACAGTACATTATAGACATTGGCTGTGGCGTAGGAGAATGGAGCAATGGCAATCCGGACTATGTGGGAGTAGACTATCGTGTTGATAAGAGCAAATTGCTTTTCCATACTGGCAATTATTTTGAATGTAATCTCAATAAAGCAATGCCAGTATTGCCCTCTGGGAAATTTGATCTAGCCTTATGCCTGGAGGTAGCGGAGCATCTACATCCGTCCAGAGCAGAGCCTCTTGTGGCATATCTATGCTCTATAGCTGACAATGTACTCTTCTCCGCCGCTATCCCGTATCAGGGTGGCAGTGGGCATGTGAATGAACAGTGGCAAATGTATTGGGGCAAGTTGTTTGCCCAGTATGGATTTGGGGTTGAACGGGATAAAGGATTCATGGTATTTGACTTTCGGGATATGGAGGGAGTAGAATTATGGTATCGGCAGAACATGGTGCTATATCAGCGAGGAGCTGATGGTAAAGTGGAAAACTTTGTTCTACCCTCCTATTATGAGCAGATTGTCGGCTCCCTGAAACGCTAGAAACGGGTTTATACTTTGCAGAAATTGAGAGCGAGGTAACTGTGACAAATAAGAAACCTGCCCGAACAAAATCTTCCATGAAGTACAATCAGCAGGAGGTGGGAGAGGATACCACTGCCAAATTGAATGCCTCCATGTTGAGAGTTTTGCAGAATGCCCAGTTACTGAGTCGGGGAATGCTCGGCTCCAGACTGGGTGTACAGTTTGGGGGTGATCGTGATTTGTACGAGACATTCGGCTACAAACGTTTCCCGGATTTCCAGGATTATCACAATATCTATGACAGGAATGGATTGGGCCAGCGTGTCATCCGCAAGTTTGCTGACTCTACCTGGAACCGTATGCCGGTGCTGATTGATGGGGAGCAGCGTTCTGATACGCTGGACAAGGCAGCTACTCCGTTTCTCAAGGAGTGGGTAGCTTTGGTAAAGCGTCTGGGGGTAACTCAAGTTATGCGGCAGGCTGACATTATGTGTCAGATAGGCAGATATTCCATCCTGTTTCTGGGAGCCAGTGGAGACAATTATTCTCTACCTGCAAAAAAGGGTGATGGGCTGTTCTATCTGGCAGCCTATGATGAAGCTCAGTCCCAGATACAAGCTCTTATCCAAGATCCTAAGAACGAGAAGTTTGGTATGCCCAACAACTACACGGTAGCTTTCAACTCTGTAGATGAAGGGTTGGTCATGCCAGGTGGTACCAACGTACATTACACCAGAGCTATCCATATCAGTGAAGATAGGCTGGGTTCCCGCATTTATGGTACTCCTCGCTTACAGGCACCTCTCAATCGTTTGTTCGATTTGGAGAAAGTTACAGGTGGTGGAGCAGAAGCTGCCTGGCTAGCAGTATGGGGCGGGATGCTCTTCTCTACTCAGGAGGACATTGAACTGCCTACCGAAGACAGCGAGGAGGGCAAGTTCCTCGCTGACCAGATGAACAAATTCTTCCACCGTATGCAGCGTTATGCTGTGACAAAGGGTCTGGATGTAAACAATCTGGGAGTAAGTGAGGTACGTATCAAGGACATTTATGATACTCTCAAGACAGACTTTGCCGGCACCGTAGGAGTGCCTCAGCGTATTTTGTTTGGCAGCGAACGGGGAGAGTTAGCCTCCAGTCAGGATATGCAGGAATGGAACAGTAACATAGATACACGTCGTACCAACTTTGCTGAGCCTGAGATACTGGATCCCTTCGTAAAGTGGTGTATTGACACGGGAGTATTGCCTCCGCCCAAGAACAAGGAATGGAAATATGAATGGTATCCGGTATACTCCATGACCCAACTGGAAAAGGCAACCTATGGGCAGACTCTTGCTGCTGGTGCCAATTCCATCACGGGAGGAGTTCCTGAAACTGCTATGGATATTGGTGAATGGCGAGCAGCAGTGGGATTACCTACTCGTGAAGAACTGGGTACAGAAGAGGAAGAAATGCCCACGGAGCGTAAACAGCGAGACGCAGCTGAGATGTCCCAGATCGAGAAGGATACTGCTGGAGATAACGGTAATGGAAAATTTCCACAACTCAAACAGGATGGCAACAAGAAGAAAGGAGCTTTAGTATGAAAGGTCTGGTCATTGGTCGAACAGTACACTTTGTATGGGAGGACGGGAAGTTCAGTCCTGCTGTGGTTACCCGAGTATGGAATGAGGAGGGCACAGTCAATCTGGATGTGGCTCACGATACTGGCTTCTCGGTAATCCATACTCTCAAGACCAGCGTGCGTTACAATGAACAGTCTGAGCCACTGACCTGGCACTGGATCCCGAAGGAAGAGTAAATGGCAGTTCTGTTGCGTTCTCCTCAGAAGTATCTCAGTGACAATGTCAAAGTCATGGATGCCGTTCAGGCACGCCGCTACTTTGATGACTTCAGCACAGAGGAAATGTTACAGACTCGCAAATACTGGCAGGCATATGCCTCACGTAAGGATTTGATAGACTTTGGTACACGTCGAACAAAGATACGCTACAGCTTTGACGACCTTTCCAAGAAGTATCATCGAAAGGTTGTAGGTAAACGCAGCCAGGTAGTTCCAGTGCATTACATCAAGCTGGATATCACTCGTTTTGCCAATAACATTTGTCAGGCACAGCGGGAACTGGCTCAGCTTCTACTTTCTGAACGTATAGATACACAGGACTGGTATGATGGTACCATACGCCTGATGAAATATTCCTACAGAGCTGTGATTGATGTAGCACGTGGCTCCAACCAGACCATGACAGCCAATGAGGAGCTGGAGTTCCTACGTATCACCGAGGAGGAGATCGGCAAGTTCAACCTGTATGCCAAACAGGTAGCTTCTGGAGAGGTTTCCATGGATGGCAGATTACTGAATGCTGTCTGTTCTTTAGGCAGACGTATCAACCGTATCTTCGAGAACTGGAAGTTGTGGGATGCGCAGCACAGTGGATACACTCAAGCCCGCCGGAGATTGACCGTGGCAGAGCATTGTCGGGACAGTGAGAGCAGATATGGCTGTGTGGAGCTGGCTCGTAAGGGTTGGCAGAATATCAATGTAATTATTCCCATCGGGGGAGCTACCTGCTGGGATGGCTGCCTATGTGAAATGGAATTTAGATAAGGAGTATTGTCTATGACTACTTCTATGCAAAAGCTGTTCCATTCAGGAGGTACTGGCTCAGGCTTTGAAGGACATAAAGGTAGATCTGGTGTAGTAGGAGGTTCTCTGCCACGTGGGTCTGGATCAGGAACCGATCCCTATGCAGGAATAGCAGAGCAGTTCAGAGAGCATTCAGGATTAGGAGTATTTCCGTCTACAGACCAGGATGATCCCTATGACAGGAAATCTAATCAGGTATTGCATGATACAATGAGTAAGGAAATCTATGACAATCTTGACCTTGCTCAGATTACCTCTTTGGAGAAGTATTCTAATGGCTCTTACGGTAACATCAACAAAGAATTACGCAACCCTGAAATTGGATATGCCAATTCTGAATACTCAGACACTATAGACAATATAGATTCTGTATTGGAAATGCCAGAAACAGAGCTTTCAGAAAACATCCTTATCTACCGTGGCACTCAGATAAACCGTGAAAAATATGGGAAGGTGATTGAACTTTTACAATCCGCTAGAGATCCCAATTTGCATGTTGTGTATCAGGACAATGGCTATTTTTCTGCCAGCTCCAGTATTCACCGGGCTATAGGTTTCTCTGCAGATACTTCAGATGACGAGGCTTTCAATATTTTCTTTGAGATACAGGTAGATAAAGGTACAAATGTTCTTGCTATGGACAATAGAATAAATGCCCATAACGAGGAAGAGGTACTTATGGGTCGCGGCACTAAATTTGAAATATTACATTACACTGAAGAACAGGAAGATATGCCCAGTGATGTCTATGATGCCAAGATAGTGATGAGGGCTTTGCCATGAACAGTAAACCCGTTTCCGTGCTACAACGCTGGCTGGAGGATGACATTTCAGAGGATGCTATCACGGTAGAACCCAGGATGAAGCAGAACAAGCTATTTCATTCTGGGGGAGAAGGCAGTGGCTTTGAAGGACACAGCGGAAGACCGGGAATGGTGGGAGGGAGTGCTGCTGCTAGATATTCTTATCAAGGTGAATACATTGATGTCAATAGGGCTTTGCGTGGAGGAGAAGGAATCACCCCGTTTGCAAAGGAATTAGACAGGGAAATAGAAGAAAATGGAACTGCTCCTGGAAAGAAATTATATAGGAGTTTCTTTCAGAAAGGAATTCAAGAGTTAAACGTTGGTGATACTTTTACAGATAGAGGGTTTGGCTCTTTCTCAGAGTCTCAGAAGAAGGCTTCTTCATTTTCTTATGGAAATTATATGATGGAGCTTTTGCCGAGAAGAAAAGATAATCTTTTACGAGTTTTTGATATTGTGAATAGGTCAGAAATCCCCGGAGGGTATGGAGGAGAGAAAGAATGGATTGCTCCTCGTGGCACTACTTATCGTATTATTGAAAAAAGGAATCTGATAGAAGATACGTATTTTCACTTTGTTGTTGAAATGGTCAAATGATGGATAATCTCTGGCTCGACATTCGTAACAGTGCTGGCCACCTGCTCTTCCGCTACAACCCGTTCACCAACGAGATAGAGATCCGTAAGGGTGGATATGTGTATGACCTGGTACGCCTGGATGAGATACGGGCTAGATACAATATAGTTGAGTTGGTGCCTGGCAATACAAAACTGGATGTAATCACTGTCTCTAGCCGAAAGGACGGTAGCTAAAACCCTTTTCAAAATTACAATTCAGTAGTAAAGTTCCCCGAAGGTTATCCCAGTAGTCCAAGACTCTCAAAGAGCGAGAACTATATTATGTCTCGCTCTTTTTCTATGCCTACCATAATTGTTCACAAGAAGAAAATCAAAAAAACAAAGCCTAAGAGACAGGCTATCTACTCCAATGAGAGTGCAGTAGAGCAACCCTTCTCGAATTTCTTTAGCAATCAGGTCCGTTATGAACACAAGGACGGGAAAGATTATCTCGTAGTTCCCGGAGTTCCAGTTCAGGAACAGGTGATGAATACCTATCTGCTGCCTGCCGAGGAGATACAGGCGGAACTCAATGCCTGGAATGGCATTCCGCTTTCCATACGACATGCCCAGAAGAACAATGGCTCAGTGCAGGTAGACAATCCCGATGTGCCTATCATTGGCAATTTCTACAATACCCAGTGGGACAATGTTGGCAAGCGTATGCTAGGAGATTACTGGATTGACGAAACCCTTGCCATGCGCTATCCCGAGGGACAGATTATCATAGGCTCTATCAAAAACGGTCAGATGCTGGAGACCTCTACAGCCTATTGGGCAGATGAGGAAAATGTCCCAGGGTCATTCGGTGGAAAAAGTTATACCACAGTACATCGCAATCTCAAGCCAGATCATATCGCAATCTTTCCCGGAGACAAATTGGGAGCCTGCTCCAT